ACTGAGGAACTTCGCAAAGAGCGCGAAGCCAAGGCAGATGCGGAAGCAATTGAAAAGGCTAAGGGTTGGGCTAATCTCCAACTCGATGCAGAGAAGGTTGGACCAGCGCTTCGTCGTTTGGCATCAACTGATGCAGAACTAGCCAAGTCACTCGAAGAGATTATCTCTTCAGTTAATGCACAGGCTGAATCAGCCCATATTTTTGCAGAAATCGGCAAATCTGCGGACTTCAAATCAGGTAATGCTTATGAGCGTATGACTACGCTTGCTAAGTCTGCCGTTGAAGAGGGTGTAGCAAAGTCATTCGCTCAGGCGTTGGCTGATATTGCTACGAAGAACCCTGACCTTTACAGCCAATACCTATCCGAGAAAGGTGCCTAAACCATGGCATACGAAATCTCCAATTACTCGGTAAAGGTCACCCTCGTTGCAGGTGCCGACCTTTCCGCGTTGCAGTACACATTCGTTAAGTTGAACTCATCAGGAGCGGCTGTTGCTTGCTCAGGTGCTACCGATATTCCAATCGGAGTTCTTCAGAACGCACCAACTTCAGGACAGGAAGCAGAAGTGCTTGTTGTCGGAGGTACAAAGATTGTTGCGGGAGCGGCAATCGGCGAAGGCGCATTAGTTGGTACATCTTCAGCAGGTAAGGCAGTTGCCCTAGTTGCTGGTACAGATACAACCAAGTATGTCGTTGGAACTCTACTAACCGAATCTGCGGCAGATGGAAACATTGTCACAGCCGTCATCAACTGCGCTAATCCAGGCAGAGCGGCATAAGGGGGAACATAACAAATGCCACAGCCAAATATCAATAGCGTCCATGTAGATGCGATTCTGACTAACATCTCAGTTGCATACCTACAAAATCAGGACAACTTCATTGCAGACAAGGTATTCCCAGTAATTCCTGTGGATAAGAAGTCTGACAAGTACTTTACTTACACCAAGAACGATTGGTTCCGCGATGAGGCTCAACGCCGTGCGCCTGGAACTGAATCTGCTGGTGGCGGATACAACCTATCAACTGGAACATACTCAGCAGATGTATGGGCGTTCCACAAGGATGTAGATGACCAAACTACTGCTAACGCAGACTCACCATTGAACCCACTACGCGAGGCAACAGAGTTCGTAACTCGTCGCTTGCTTCTCCGTCGTGAACTTCAGTTCGTATCAGACTTCTTCACCACAGGTGTATGGGGTACAGATATTACTGGTGTTGCTTCATCACCATCTTCAGGACAGACATTGCAATGGTCAGATTACACATCATCAGACCCAATCAATGACATTGAAGAAGGAAAGGCTGAAATTCTAAGCAACACAGGAATGGAAGCAAACACACTCGTTCTTGGCTACGACACATTCAAGGCACTCAAGAACCACCCTGACTTGGTAGACCGTATCAAGTACACATCTTCACAGACAATTACAACTGACATGATTGCGGCAATGTTTGACATTCCTCGCGTGATGGTTGCAAAGGCTGTAAAGGCTACAAACAACGAGGGTGCATCAGAGGCTTACGGCTTTGCTTATGGCAAGGGCGCTTTGCTTACTCATGTTGCTCCTCAGCCTGGACTATTGACACCTTCTGCTGGATACACATTCTCATGGACTGGCGTATCAGGCGGACTTGGTGCAACTATCGGAACATCACAGTTCCGTATGGAATCAATTAAGTCAGACCGCATTGAAGCGGAAATGGCGTTTGACAACAAGGTAATCGGTGCAGACCTCGGTTACTTCTGGAACACAATCGTCGCTTAATTAAGTCGCTTGAAGGGGAGGGTCTGAAAAGGCTCTCCCCTTCTTTCTTAGAAAAGGAAAAAACATGGGAAACCCATTAAGAATTACAAAAGGTGAGGCGGCTGTTGGAGCAATCCAAATCGGCACAGGAGACACCGTTTACGGAACAGATGCAGGAACAGTTTCAATTGACCCTGCTTCAATTTCAACAGTAAGCCGTGCGGCTACAACTTTCACACTTGCAGGTGCAAAGACTGGTGACATTCTAGTTATGAATCCTCCAGCAGATTTGAACGATGACCTACTTTTCGTTGGTTGCGCTGTTACAGGTGATAACGAGGGAACTGTTTATCTTTACAATCCAACTGGCGGTTCAGTAAACGATACTGCTAAGACTTGGACTTACCTACGAATCGATATGAATTCGTAATATGAAGGCACAAATTCTGAAGCAGATGACATCTCAAGGCGTAGCGCTCAATGTTGGTGACATCGTTGATGTTTCAACTTGGCGTCACGCTAAGACACTTCAATCTAGTCGCTATATCAAGATTCTTGATGTAGAACCTACTGCTATTAAGGCAGTAGCGCCAAAGAAAGTTGAAGAAGTTAAGGTCGAAGAACCAAAGGCTGAAACTCCAGTAGTGGAAGAAAAGCCAAAGGCTGAAAAGAAGGCAAAGTAAGCAAATAGTCGAATGGGCGGTTCGGTAAAATGAATCGCCCATTTCTATCTTTAGGAGTTCACCATGGCAGTTACGCACCAAAGAGTTTCAATTGGAACAACAGCAACACAATTAACACTTGATAATGATGGCAAAGATGGACAGACAGTAAATATTCAGAATCCTACTGGTGGCGTAGATGTCTACCTTGGTGGTGCTGGAGTAACAACAACCAGTTATGGATACTTACTCAAAGCAGAAACAAGTTTTTCAATTGAGTTAGATGATGACGAGAAACTCTATGGAGTCGTTGCAACTGGAACTCAGACAGTAAATACAATCCGTCAGGGAAGCGTGTAATAAATGGCTCTTCCCGCTTCTCTCTCTACGGCTACCATTCAAGGTACCTATGTTGATTTAAGTGGAAATCCCGTTCGTGGCTCTATTTCTTTTACACCTCAGACGATTATTAAGGAATTAGCGGCTAACGCGATTATCATTCCTGTAATCATTCAAAAGACTTTTGACGCTAACGGGTCATTCTCTGTCACTTTGCCATGTACTAATGACACAGATATAACCCCTGAACCTTTTGCCTATGTATTAGAAGAGAACTTTACAGGTGGGCGTAGTTTTGCGGTCGCTCTCCCAACCTCTATTGCTGGAACTACTGTAAATCTTGCTGATTTACTCCCAGCGCTTGCTCAGTCTGAATCGGCTAACTATGTGACCCTCGACCAGTATTCGACCCTACAAACCCGTTATACGACCGCTGAGGGCATCCGTGTCATTGTTGTAGACGCTGAGGATTACGAAGGCAATGCCCAGTTCTATGCGGAGCAAACAGCCGAGGCTACTGGCGATGTTGTAAATGCTTCTCCTCGAGCAATAATGATGATGGGAGTCTGATATGGCAGAGCCGTATGTACCGATAGCCCAACTCACAACCCAGCAAACATTGATGACCGAACTTGAGGTTACTACAGTTGCGGCTTCTCCATATTCTACAGACTTAGATGATGCTGTTGATTTAGCCTTGAGTTCAAAAAATACCGCTCAGAGTCTTGCGGATGCAAATTTTAATATGTTTATGTTTGGCGGTGCATAATGGCTATTGGTCCATCCGTCACCCAAGTAAGTATTGCTGGAAATTATATGGATTTTGAAGGCAATGCAATTCAAGGTCAAGTTCGTTTTACTCTCGGAGATGTTTTGCGTAATGGAACTGATGACCAAATGGTTGCACCTTCAAGCATTGTAGTTCCTTTAAGTAGCGGTTCTTTCACCGTTACTTTGCCAGCAACTAATGACCCTGATTTAGTACCGAACCCATTTGTCTATACAGTTGAAGAGTCTTTTCCAAATGGGCGAACTTATACAATCTCAGTTCCCTATGACAGCGTAGGAACGCTGGATTTGGCTGACCTTAGCCCAACCCCAACAATTACTACCAACTATGTTCAGATGGTAGACCAAACAACCTTCAATCAACTTGTTGCCAATATCGCTACTCTCGATACCCGTATCGACCAAACAACGGATGCGTTTGAGGCTTCAGGCAAATATTGGTACATCAAGGCTAACTATGCGACTTATACAGCCGTTAGAAACGCCTTTAATACCTATTCTGCTTTAGCCTCTGCAACCTTTGAAATTACTGGTTCAGACATTACTTCATTTATTTCATCCGCAGAAACCTATGCCTCTAACGCACAGGCAGATGCCCTAATAGCAACCGCAATCGAGGCTGATACAATCAGTCCATTGCTTCTCATCGGAGGATAACCGCATGGCAACTACTTATAAGGTATTGGGTCAATCCAACCCTTCGGCGACAACCGCCACCACTCTATACACCTGTCCCGCTGGAACACAAACGGTTGTTTCGACAATCATGGTATGTAACCAAGGCGCGACTTCAGGAACCTATCGAATTGCTATTCGCCCGAATGGTGCGAGCCTAGCAAAAGAACACTATGTTGCATACGATGTTTCAATCGGTGCTAACACCTCGGTCGGTTATACCGCTGGCTTCACAATTGACGCATCTGATGTGGTAACAATTTACGCATCAAGCGCTGACTTTTCATTTCAAGCGTTCGGAAGCGAGATAGCATAATATGGCAATTACAACTAATGGCATTGGTGGAATTGGTGCAGACCAAGTAGCAACACTTACCAATAAAACTCTTGAAGCACCAGTAATTAACAACGCAACCTTTACGGGCGCTCAGGCTGGTCTTGAAGTTAAGTTTGGCAATAATATTGTTTTTGAGGGAACTACGGCAGATGCGTATGAAACCACGCTTACCGCAGGTGACCCAACGGCTGACCGCACAATTACTCTTCCTAACTCAACAGGAACAGTAGCGCTAACTTCAGACCTAACTTCATATATCACAGCATCAAGCACAGATACTCTTACAAACAAGACCCTGACAAGTCCAGTAATTACTGGAGCAGTTTTCAACGATGGTTCGGTAGTTTTTGAAGGTACAACAGCAGATGCTTATGAAACAACATTAGCAATCACAGACCCAACTGCCGACCGCACTATTACTTTCCCCGATTCAACAGGTACAGTTGCTTTAACAAGCGATATAACAGTTACAGATTCATCAAGCAACACATTTACAAATAAATCAATTAGTGCATCAACTAATACTCTAACTGGCGTTGTCCTCAATACATTGACTACAACTACTGGAGATATGATTTATGCTTCAGCAAATAACACACCTGCTCGACTAGCAATTGGTACAGAAGGTTATATTCTAAAAGTAACAAGCGGAGTCCCTACTTGGGCAGTCGCTTCTGCTGGCACAACAGGCAACGATGCTACCCTAGCATTTTCAGTTCAAGTATACGCATAAGGAGATAAAATGCCACAAACAATTACACGAATCCCTCTATCGGGTTCAACAGATGGACGCGGTGTTAAGGTAGCGGCTACCTCTTCAGCAGGTACAACTATCCATACTGCTACATCTTCAGCATCAGATTGTGATGTTATTACAATTTATGCTTATAACTCATCTGCTTCTGCTGTAAACCTGACTCTTCAATGGGGTGGAACTACATCAGTAGATGATGACATCAAATTATCTATCCCAGCAGTATCGGGATTAACTCTTGTTGTGCCTGATTTGACGCTTCGTAACTCCCTTATTGTTAAAGCGTATGCGGGAACAACAAATGTGATTACACTTCACGGATATGCAAACCGCGTAGCAACATCGTAAGCGGGTAAATATGTCGCTATCTGCTCGCCTTAAAGGACTTACGCCTTCAGCGCAAGTCTCAACATATCTAAGTGGTTCCGTAACTACGCCGTCTGCTGGATTATTAGCCGCTACTGCATTGGGCGGAACACGATATGACACAT